TGAGCGTTACTATAAAGAGTTTGTTACTCGTGCCAGAGTCCATCAAACATGGGATAATCGTGAATTAGTTTTAGATGATGAGGAATTAAATGAATATCTGCAAAAAACAGGAGGCCTTTATGAAGGGAAGGTCATTGAAAATGATCAGCAAGTGGATACTATTGAAAAAGAGTTGGATCGCAGAAAAAAAGGTTTACTACAAAAGTCAACTTCTAGAATTGATAAGGAGCTGGATCAATTAGAAGAGGAGCTCATTGTACAATTTAAGGAAAAACAACATGAATTAGCTGAAGCTGTGGCAAGAAATGAAATCCTTCCTGAACGGGCTCAATTAACTTTAAAACAGATGGAAGAACAAAATAAAGCCCAAATCAAGGAACATAAGGAAGCAGCGTATACAGAAGCTGGTATGGCCTTTTCTATGCCTGGTGTTCAAAAACTTACTTATGAAGAGCTTGCCGACCAAGGTTATATCAAAGTTGCAAAAATTGAAGTAGAGCGTGTTAGAGTATGCGTTATTGTTGGAGATGTGAAACTATATAGTAGATCATTACCAATGGATAAATACCCCGTTATACCATTTATGAACTTACATACACGCTGTCCATACCCTATGTCCGACGTGAGGCTTGTAAAGGGTTTACAGCAGTATATAAATAAAATTCGCTCCTTAATAGTGGCCCATGCTACTACATCTACCAATTTAAAGGTTTTGGTACCAACAGGTTCTGTTGACATGAAGGAATTTGAAGAAAAGTGGGCCCAACCTGGTGTAGGGATTGAAGTAGATTTTGACATGGGTCAACCTTTAGTTGCTCAACCTGCACCTCTACCAAATGAATTATATCAAAATGAGCAGACTGCTAAAAATGATATCGATCATGCTCTTGGGTTATACGGATTAATGATGGGTGATAGTACTGTAGCCCCTTCAACTTATAAGGCTACAATTAGCATCGATGAATTTGGGCAACGAAAAATCAAATCTAAGCTACAGGATATTGAGGGAGCTTTAGTTAGATTGGGTCAGGTGGCTATTAAATTAATGCAACAATTATATACTACAGAAAAAGTATTTAGAGTTACTAATCCAAATAACTCTATTACAGAGTATGCGATCAATAAGAAATTATTTGATGATAAGAAAAATGAAATTAAGATTTTTAACGATATAGCGGTAGGCTCTTATGATGTCGCTGTTGTCTCAGGGAGTACCCTACCGTCTAATCGTTATGCTGAATTAGAATTTTATATGGAAGCCATGGAAAAAGGCTTAGTCGATAAACAGGAAGTATTAAAGAAGACAGAAATCTTTGATATGGAAGGTGTATTGCAAAGAACTGACACTATCGCTCAACTTGAGCAACATTTAGAACAACAGGTAGAAGAGAACAAAAAGCTGCAAGGCGATATGCAAACTCTTACCCGTGAAAATGTTCACCTCAAACAAAAAGTTGAAGTGGAGAAGTTTAAAACTAATCTAGATGGTGTAGAAAATAAGGTCAAGGCAGCTGGCACTGTCTGGGAAAAACGCCTAGACGATGTACTTACAGAAGCTAAGACAATTGTACGTGAAGCTAAATCAACTAAAGATACCTCTAAGAACGGTGTTCGGAAGAGCTCTTAATAAGGAGATAAACTAATGGCAGATCAGGAGATACAACCACAAGTAGAACAACAGCCAACCGATACCCCTACAGACCAGGGCTCGTTTGAAGACTTGTTTAATGACTACGAGGTCACCCCGAATCAGGCGGCATTTGGCGAGACAGAGGCTTTTACAGACGAAGTAGCACCTGTAGAAACACCCGAAGTCGGAGCGGAAGAACAAACACCTGAAGATAACGAACAAGTGCGTTCAACGTACTGGCAATCACAAGCGGACAAACTTAGGAATGAGTTGGAAGCAAAGGATAATTATATCCGAAATTTGCAACAGCAATCTAGGGAAGCAACTCCGACAACAGAAGTCAAGGAAGAGCCAAAGGAAGAATTTTTTCCTGCTCCTCCTGGGAGGCCTAACAAGCCTCGTAATTTCAGTAGAGAGGAAGCTTTTAGTGATGCGCGAAGTGAAAGTGGTCAATATATGGATGACTTGGAAGAATGGCGAGATCAAATGGGTGAATATAATAGACTTCATTCTCAATGGCAAATCGCAAAAATGCAAGAAACACAGCAGGAATATCAAGAAGAGGTTAAACAGGCCGATTTGAAAAGACAGGCAATTGATAATCAAACTCGTGAAACTCAACAAATCTTGGGACATGTTACTGAAAAGTATGGTATGTCTCAGGAAGAGGCTAACGACTTTATGCAGAAAATGTCTGACCCTAATTCAATTTCAATGGATAACCTAGTCGAGCTGTATAAAATGCAAAAAGGTATTGCACCTGCGCAACCACCAGTAAATACTCCTTCACAGGAATTTACACAAGTGCAAAGAGCGCAATCAGTACCGCGACCCATGGGAATAAGTACTGGAGTAAACAGCCAAACTAGTCAGCAGACTGATCCAGTGGATGAACTTGCTGATTGGATGATCAATACCCATAATAACTCATCACAATTCTAATTATGGAGGTCATAACTAATGGCTAATAATAACCAAACAGATGCTTTTAAATCGAATTCGTTCGGTGTAAATGCATCCACTGCGGGTATTGGTAGTTTTGACAACACCAGACGGCTATACAACTTCGGGGACCGTGTCGCTGAGCTTGCTCCTGAACAATCTCCTTGGTTTGTTTATCTGTCTAAAGTTGCAAAAAATCCTACCAACGACCCAGTGTTTAAATTTCTTGAACACAGACATCAATGGCAACGTCGTAATTTTCAAATAGCAGTCACAATTGAATCTGCAGCTTCTGTGGGCGGGGCAATGCCTGTCGACTTAGCAGCAGTCAATATTGATTGTCTATATAACAAGTTCGGCAAAACAGTCACAACTGCTGTAAAACCAGAATACCTCATCATAGGACAGGTTCTAGCAATAGAAGCTCAGTATGATGCTGCTGGTGATGATGTAGCTTGTATCGCTAACTGTAAAGTAGTGGCACAGGGTACTGATACTGCTGCGGCTGCAAAACCAACTCTGAAATTCTTATCTTTAAGTAAGAAAACAGGTGGTGAGCAGGCCGTTGCAGCTGGTAAAAAGATCAAATTTCTCGCTGATGCAGACGGAGAAGTAATTGGTTCAGCTTTTGCTGAAGCATCTTCTTTCCCTGCAGGTTGGAAAGATGAACTTTATGCCAGGGAAGGTTACACGCAGATCTTTAAAACTGCTATGCAAATGATGTCAAACACCGCTCGTGCTACAGTAAATCGTGGCTACGCTAATGAGTGGGCTCGTATCTGGAAAGAAAAGCTCATTGAGCATAAAATCGATCTGGAAAAGGCTATGCTTTATGGTGTAGGTGCTGATGATTCTGGATCAGGTGCTGGTGAACCTGAGAGATATTCTTGGGGTCTTGTACCTTATGTTGAACGGTACGGCAATGTTTACCAAATGGATTGGGGTTCTACCCAGGGTTCTGGCGATTACAATGCCAGCTTTGATGGTTTTCTGGAATTAATGGAAAACTTTTATGCCCCTGAGGTTGGTAACTCTGGTAGAAAGCTGGCTCTTTGTTCTAGGAGTGTGATTTCATACTTCAACAAACTGAGTTCGGCTGTTGGAGGTTCTTTAATTGGATCTTCTGGTGCCAGTGCTTCATCTCCATTTAACATCGATACCAGAATTGTCAATGGCAAGTTTGGTCATCGTTTGATGGAAGTAGACACCGTGTTTGGTAGTTTTACCTTAGTTCAGGAACCACTTTTCCGTGGTCCCTATGCTGATATGATGGTATTTGTCGATATGGCAAATGTTAAGTATCGTGTATTGAAAGGTAACGGTATAAGCCGTGATACTTTCATTGAAACTAACGTTCAAACTCCTGGTACTGATGGTCGAATCGATCAGATAATCACAGAAGCTGGACTCGAGATTTCTAATCCCGAGACGCATGCGATTATTAAGTTTGCTGATTATTCGTAAATCATAACTTTGTAGGGGGGAGCTAATACCTCCCCCTTACATAACAAGAGGGTACACATGGCATTACAATCTCAGATTGAGGATTATACTGGTCCCATAGCTGATGGGGAAACAGCTTTGGCGGGGCGAGCATTTACAGAAGGCATTCATGCTTCTGTAGCGCTTGTACGTCAATTTGATCCAGATAAACTGCATTTATTTGCTACTGCTACTAGTGCTACTGGAATACCTAACGATGATACGATTTTAGAGGTTAGACGCGGTACTACCCCTGCAATTGAAATCCCACAACATCTAGGTCCAAGGGCATCTGATACAGGTAGTATCTATTATGCTACTGATGAATCTCCTGTTTATTATAAAAAGAATGGTTCAATCAATATTGTCCCAACTGGGGGAACTGCATCCATAGATATAGTAGAAACACATGCATCAGTTGATATAGCAGCGTCTGGAGCAGGTGATCTAACTTTCCCAGATAACTGGACAATTTTACCTACCCTATACGCAGCCAAGATTGTTTTACATCGTAGATTAGAAAATCAATCTATAACTGCCTTAGCTACGGGAGGATCAACTGCATCTATGCCTACAACAGTCTCACTTAGTACTGGAGCAACATTACCAAGTTATACCCTTCCTACAGCCTTAAATTTATCAGGAGTAACTGCTTTAAGTGCTCCTAATTCAACTGCATTGAGTTATACATTGGCATCCGCTTTAGGTGCTACTGCAGCCAGTATTGGTAATATAGGCGCAGAACTCAATTATATTGCCCCAACTGCCTTTGCTTTTCCTACAGCAATTGGGATTACTGCTCTTTCTATTCAAGCTAGTGCACCTACTGGTCCTGGGGTTACAGGTGGATATACGGCAGCTGGGACTGCTGCAGCTGGTACAGCTAGTGTTGGAACGGTTTGGGGAACTACTGGACCAAATTATTCTGCCCCTACAGCTTCTATACCTTCATTTCCTAGTGGTGATACTGCTTTAGCTATTTTAGATGTTACAAGTGCAGCTAGCGGGATAAGTGTGCCAACGCTAACTCTAGGAACAGGTACATATGGAAATGCAACGGGAGCAATGGCTACGGCATCAGCTGTTGGTACTCTAGCAACTGCACCCGCTTATTCGTTAGCTACTGCTTATAGTCCTATCGATTTTCCAAGTGGGGCCACTGCTTTAGCTACGTTAGATATAACTAGTGAAGCCAGTGGAATATCTGTTCCTTCGTTAACTTTAGGTACTGGAACATATGATGCTGCTACAGGCTCACTTGCCACAGCATCGGCTGTAGGAACTTTAGCTACCGCCCCTGCTTATACAGCAGCAGGCGTTAGTTGGTTTGCAACAGGTGCTACAGGAGAACAAACCCATGCTGACTGGGAAACCTTAACAAAGATCATTGTTTCCGACGAGGATGCTGAATTGGCTGGAGCACAAACTCAAAAGATTCAAACTATATTGCAGAAGTATCAATTGGATACTCAAAATAATTTAAATGATTTTAATAAAGAAAATGC